AAGCATCAGAAGATTTAGTTGTAGGTGCAGTTGCAGACTTGGATGTGAAAGTCATTTTGTGCGAATTATCATCAGGCTTAGCATTTTCTGGTGTTGGTCCACCAGCTACTTGAACTTCGCCATCTAGCTTTTGTGAAGGCATAGCATTCTTACCCTTACCAGCAGCAAGAATTTCCGCAGCAGCCTCGAAAAGTTTGTTAGTAGCCATTAGGAATCTCCTTTGTGTTTATTTATTTATAATTTTAAAGTTTTGATAAAAAGTTTTCGAAGAGGCGAATCGCCACTTGTTCAATATCTTTTCTTGAGGCTTTTTGTATAGCATGTTTGGTTCTAGCAATGTCAACTTCAACAAAACGACCCTCAACAAACAACCATTCTTTATTTTCCATAATACCATTTACGAAAGCACCTGGTGCAGAAGGATCTGCTACCACATCAGCAGCGGTAGCCAATCTAAAATCATCAGCAACAATGCTGATGCCGTCTTCACCTGGTATCAAAGAACCCATACCTCTTGAAGATACACCTAAGCTAACACCCGACTCGATGAAATTTTTTACGATGTTGCCATAAGGTGTATCGAGAACTTTTGCTTTACCGATGAATCTATTTTGATCGTCTTCAACTAAAGATTCAATCTTGATGCAAACTCTTTCTAAATTTAAATTGGGTGTGTCAGGATGACCTAACTCACCAAGAGCACGGTTTGCATTAATATATTCATTAGTGTAACGCTTAACTTCTTCTCTTAGAGTAGATATTCTATATTTTCTTCTATTTCTGTTAGCTTCTTCACCAACAAGAAATGGACCTTGAATATAAAGATTCTTTTTTCCTGATTCTGTAGTTTCGGTTAAATACTTAACCTCTTCTACGCTTTCTTTTATAAGCTTCATACGTTCTCCAAATTAGTGGAGTAGGTTGCGGTCTTTGACATTTCAATAACGATAGAACCACCAGTTGCAATCGTAACCACAACATTACCTGTGTTCGTGTTTGCAATAGAATAACCTAACTCATCAAATTTCATTTGACCTGATTGGGAAAGTGACAGCATAGGAGTAGGAGTTGCTCCTCTTCCTATGGTAATATAACCATTCGAAGACCAAAGAATTCGTTTGATATTAGCTGCACTTACAGTTTCTAAGTCGGTATTAGAAGATAAGTTATTAAGAGTAATTGTATATGTACCAGGATCGACCGCACGAATGATACTGGTACCTCTTAAATTGTTAACTACTTCGTATGGCATTTTATTTTATTCCCATTGATTTGCGGCGGCGCATAGACATTTTTCTTTTTAACAAAGTTCTATTCAGTCTTGCTCTGCCTTTTGTTTTCCAGTATCTCTTTAATTTTCTTGCTTTTTGTATTCTTTGTGCTGCTGGTATTCTTTTAACTGTACTGCCTGAAATTCTAAATCCTTTTACAGCAGAGCGTCTAACATTTCTCTGAACTGTTATTTGTCCTTTTGCATTTCTTCTAATGCGTCTTCTTATTCTTTGTATTCTTCCTTGTCTTACTATATTACCTTCAAGCAATTCTGAAATGTCATCTCCGTATATATCTGCCGACATTTCTCTTCTTTTTTCTTCCAATCTTTTAGAAGCAATAGCATTCAAATGTGCAAAAATATCTTCTTTTAAAGAAGTTAATTTGTTTTCTAAAATTTTATTTACTATACTCATTTAGATTTACTGAATGCAAAGTCTGCTGCTTTAGAAAAATGTGCAGGTGACTTATGAACCATATCTGCAAACTTCTTTTTATTTTCATCATTCAAAGCTTTATGCACTTGTGTAATAGCTGATGCAGTCAAATGATCTACCTTTCTTGTTTCACCTGAAGCAAATTTTACTGTTTGTGCAGATTTGCCATGAACTATCTTATGAAGAGTGTCCATGACTGCTTCTGTTTGAATCATGCCTGCCTGATCGTCAACAAAAGGAACAACAAAATCTTTATCCAATTTATCGCTATGATAAACAGCAACTTTTATATTATTTGGATATAAACGTACACCTGTTCTTTTCAAAATAAGAACATAAGGAGGTTCTTTAGTAATCGCTTCACTGATATCAAATTGTTCTTTTACTTCTTTCTTTTCATCTTTGTCGAAATGTAATCGGTGAGCTTTTACTTTTTTACCTGATTTTGAAAGTTTATAGTCAGCAGTATCAACATCCTCTTTAACTGCGGTTCTAGTTTGACGGAAAATTTGTGGATTGTTTGTAATAACATCCACCATTTTATTAAAAAGATTTTGAATGATAGCTCTATCAGCAGGAGTAAAAGAAGGTTTTTCTTCTCCCATCTTATCCAAAATTTGATGCATTCTCTGTACTTGTGCTTTGTTACCTAAACCAGCACGAACTAAAGCATCAAACTTGCTATAGTCTTTTTTTTCTTCTTCGAGGATTTGTTTAAAATCGTCTAAAGATTTCATTCGGTAGTTTCGCCTTCTTCCGTTTCCACTTCTTGTTCAGGTTCTTCTTCTCGCCCATTAAAAAGTGTAGAAGCAACTTCTTGTTTTTTGGCTTCAAGTGCTTCTAGTGCGCGAGTAGAAAGCAATTCTTCAAGTGCATCTTTAGCTTCTGCTGATTGACCAGCAGCAAGCATATCTAAAAATTGTCTTGCATCCATAATATCTCCTTATCTATTATTTAGAACTCGACTAAATCGTTTTACAACACTATCAAGTTCTGGTGTGTCCGACTCTTCATCTCCTCTTTCTGCAACATTATTTTCTGGAGGAAATTGTTCAGGTGTCACTTCTTCTTGTTGACCTTGTTGCATCATTTGATCTGGTTGACCAGGTATCTGTGGTTCTGGTTCAGAATCAATTTCTTTTTGCATTTCTTTTATTTCATCATCATCTAAATGAAGCACATGTTTTTTAACCCACATTTGTGAAAAATAACGACCAACATACGGATCAACTAATCCTAAAAGCTGTAATCTATTTTGCCAAAGTTCAGCTTCTTTTAGCTCGGTAAAATTGTTATCTTTTTTGTATTCATAGTAGACAACATCTCTAAATTCTTTCCATTCTTCTTTAGTACAAATACCTTTTAGAACTAATTGTGTTTCTAAGGCTTCATCGAAAATTCTGGAAAATTTATTACGAATCTTTTCGATGAATTTGTTAAATTTTAATTCATCTCTAGTAACTTCTGTTGTTCTTCCCAAACCAACCAAACCACCACTCTGCGCTTCTAGTCTGGAGTAAGGAACATTCATAGACTGATACAATTTTTTCTGGAAGTAGAGAACATCATCCATTTGCCCAAGATTCTGCCCAGCAGGTAAAGTTGTAATTTCTGTACCTTTACCACCTTCTCTACGAGGCAACCAAAAATCTTCAAGCATCGAAAGATGTTTTCTGTCATCTCGAAGTTCACCGGTCTGTGCATCGTAAACCATTTTGTTACGATACTTGACCATAATGTCGCGAATATATTGTTCAGCTTTACCTTTTGGAAGATTACCAACGTCAATGTAAAATACTCGACGTTCTGGTGCTCTGCTGATTCGATAAATGACCGTAGCATCCTCAATCATTCTTAATTGATTGAGTGGCTTGATTGCTTTGTGTAAAAATGAAATGACGAATGTATTTTTTGCATCCATCAAACCTGAATTAATATTGATTACAGATTCGGGAGCAATTCTTAATCCTTGATTTGCTGCTGCGGTAAAAGACTGAGTGGTTGTGCCTCGATCATTATAGATATAATATTCGGCTATGGATTTAATTATTTCTGCACCAGTCTTTGGATCTCTTCCTTTTTGAACTTCACGAACTTTACGAATCTTTCTCGGATCGATATAGCGAAGTTCTTTAATACCTTCTTTAGGATTATTCTCATTTACAATTACATGATAATAAATTCTTCCGTCAATATACCAACGTCTGAATATATCATCAGCTAAATTTGAGAAGTTTAGCATTTTTAAAATGTTGTCAAACTCTTCTCGAATTTTTTTCTTAATGGATTCTGGTTGCTTCAAATCGTCCATAATAATTTCAACAACTCTTCCATCTTTGTCATGTGAAATTGCTTCATCGACGATTTCTGTAATTGCTTGATCACATTCCGGATGATTCGACATCTCTCTATAACGAGTTATAAGTTCTAGTTCATTACGAACAGAACCTTCTAGGTCAATATAGGTTCCAAAATGTGCATTTTGTGTGATGGTAACTGCACCATCGTCGAGAGAATCGGTAGGTAAAGCGAACGAGGCCTGTTCAGGAATTTCTTTCTGAACTATATCTTTTTGCCCTAATGTGAAACCAAATAGTTTTATTGCCACTTATTTTCCTTTTTCATTATTAAAAAGGAGGAGCAATTGCTCCTCCCTTATCAAACTACTGCGTCCTCTATTGATTCCCACCACTGATATGTCAAGTTGACTGAGAATTCTTCGATGGTATCGTTAGAACCCCAATCAACATCAATAGCGGAAATGTCTGTTGGAAATAAGCCAATAAATTTATATTTTTTGAGAATGTTTCCTGCTTTCCCATACTGACGAACTTCACCATCTACGCTATAACCTAAAGCAGTTGCAGCAGCAGGATTTCTAACATTCAAACTGTGGCTATTAATTCCATTTAGCCATCTTTCAAAAGCATTACGAATTACAAAGTCTTCATCATTGATAATTGTGACTGTCCAATCTGTGAAGGTTCTGTTACCAGCAAATTTAAGTTCGCGACCGAAGTATTGAACT